GTAAGTTTCAATGAGGTAGTAGGTTCAGTCTAAATAAAAGAGAAACAGGAGAAAATTAAATGGCATTTAACGTAAATCAGTTCCGTTCACAATTAACAGGTGACGGTGCCCGCCCAAATCTATTTGAGGTAAGTATGCCGTTTCCTGCGTTCTCAATACCAGGAAACGCACAAACAAAAATGACGTTCATGTGTAAGACAGCACAACTTCCAGGTTCAACTCTGGGTGTTGTGCCAGTTCAATACTTTGGCCGTGAATTGAAGTTTGTGGGTAATCGCACATTTGCCGATTGGACAGTAACAATCATCAACGACGAAGACTTTATTGTACGCAATGCATTCGAACGTTGGATGAATGGCATCAATAGTCACAATCTGAATGTCCGCAATCCAGTTGCAACTACACCATTGGGTTACACACAAGATGGTGAAGTTACGCAATTTGGCAAAGCAGGCAACACTATCAAAAAATATAAATTTGTAGGAATGTTCCCTTCCGACATCACTCCAATTGATGTTGATTGGGGATCAAATGATACGATTGAAGAGTTTTCTGTAACACTTACCTACCAGTGGTGGGAAGCAGTTGCAGATGGTGTGGTCTAAGAGTAGGGCAGCCGCCCTACTTTTTAATATAGGATGATTTTTAATGGCAATTAAACTTTTCGGCTTTACAATAGGCTCGAAGGATGTCGTCAAGGCTGAAAAGCCTGAGCAGGCATCCTTTGCGCTGCCTTCCGCAACCGTAGATGATGGTGCAGTTACCGTTACGCAGAATGCGTATTACGGTACCTATGTTGACCTTGAAGGTTCTGTTCGAAACGAAATAGAACTTATCACACGATATCGTGAGATGTCGAATCATCCAGAATGTCAAATGGCAATTGATGAAATCGTCAATGAAGCCATTACACACGACGATCAAGGCAAAGTTGTTGATATTGTTCTTGACAATTTAAAACAACCAGAAACAATCAAGAAAAAAATTATCGAAGAGTTCAACACAGTATTAAAGATGTTGAACTTTAGTAATTTGGCTGATGATGTTTTTAAGCGTTGGTATATTGACGGTCGTGTATTTTATCACATCGTAGTCAACGATAAAAATCCTAAAGAAGGTATTCAAGAACTTAGATACATTGATCCACGCAAGATTCGTAAAGTGCGTGAGATTAAAAAAGACCGTGATCCAAAAACAGGAGCAATGGTTGTTGTATCGGTTGCTGAATACTATGTCTACAATGATCGTGGTACCACGACACAGACATTTACATCAAATGTAGGTCAAGGTATTCGTATCGCACCAGATGCTATCATCAATGTGAACTCTGGTCTGATGGATGCTAAAAATACATTTGTTATCTCATATCTACATAAAGCAATCAAACCACTCAATCAGTTGAGAATGATTGAAGATGCGATTGTTATCTATCGTATTTCACGAGCGCCAGAACGCCGTATATTTTATATCGATGTAGGTAATTTACCTCGTGGTAAAGCAGAACAATACCTGCGTGACATCATGATCAAGTATCGTAACAAATTAGTTTATGATGCCAATACTGGTGAGATTCGTGATGAACGTAAACACATGTCCATGCTAGAAGATTTCTGGCTGCCACGCCGTGAGGGTGGTAAAGGTACAGAAATTACTACATTACCAGCTGGTCAGAATTTAGGTGAACTAGAAGATGTTAAGTATTTTCAAAAGAAACTATTACAATCTCTAAATGTACCTTATTCACGACTAGAATCACAAGAAGGTGGTTTAGCAGGCCTTGGTCGTTCACAAGAAGTTACCCGTGATGAACTGAAGTTTGCCAAGTTTGTTGTGCGTCTGCGTAATAAGTTCTCACAAATCTTTGATGAAGCACTGAAAGTACAATTGGTACTCAAAGGCATTTGCACTCGTGAAGAGTGGGATGCTTTTAAAGAAGACATCTACTACGACTTCCGTAAAGACAATAACTTCACTGAACTGCGTGAAGCAGAGTTGCTACAGAATAGATTGCAAATGGTAAGTCAAGTTGATCCATTTGTTGGTCGTTACTTCTCCAATAATTATGTGATGAATAAGATTCTCATGATGACGGATGAAGAAATAGAAGCAATGCAAGAACAGATTCAAAAAGAAAAAGACACATTGCCTGATGACATGCAGGGTCCTGTATTGGGTGGACCACCACAAGGTGCTGCACCACAAGTAGAACCAGAAGACAATACAATTGAAAATACCGAAGAGCAAGAAGAGTCATTGACACCTGGTTTAGATGACGAAGTAAGCAAATCGGTTGTCAGTATAAATAATAGACGCAGATAAGGAAGGTTATTATGGAATTAAAAGATATTATCAACAACATTGCCGCTGGTGATAGCGCAGCAGCAAAAGAAGGTATAGAAAATGTTTTATCCGCAAAAGCGTTCGATGCGCTCCAAGGCCGTAAGCAAGAAATCGCTTCTACTTTATTTGGCGGGAAAGAGCAAAGCGACGAAGAAGTTGCCGACAGTGAAGAAACCGTAGAGCAAGAATGAAATCTTTACTTGAATTTAAATCTATCGTAGAAGAAGAGAAGTCGGACTATTCAAAGTTCGACGCTCTTGTTCGTGCAGGGTTAGCAAACAAAGCACAGTTGGCTCGCATTCACAAAATCTTGGATAAGATGGGTGAAGAACGACCACAGTTCAACAGTGCTGACCGTGAGATCATGCGTAATCTTTTTAATCGCATGGTAGATTTAGTTTCAAGTAAACAGATTTATGGTAAAGCAAGACAAGTAGTTCGTGAAGAAGTAGAATTGGATGAGGCTCGTATGGATACACCACTCGTACCAGATCCACCAGTCGTTTTGGTGATCAAGCGTAAAGCGGTAAGATTGTATCCAGATGGCACCCGTATTGCCCTGTATTGGAGCGATAAAATAAAAAGAGCGTTTAGCATTCCTTACGGTCCAATGGTTGATGCTCCAGTTCAAGCAGAAGAATATATTAAAGAATTAGTAGAAGCAGAAGAGATATTACTCAATGATGGTAACATTCTTTCTTTGAGTGAAGAAACAAAACAACAAATCTTAAAAACATACAGTCAGTTAGAAGAAGATAGTAAAGAATATTTTTGGCAACAATTAACTGAATCTGTAACAACTTTTGGAAAAATAAATGAATTTTGTAGACTTAATTCTGCAAAATAGATTAGACGAAGCCAAAGAGTTAATCTTTGAACGTCTAAACGATATTGCTTCTATTCGTATGGAAGAAGCAAAACCATATGTCGTTGATGCAATGTTTGAAGAGATTGAGGTTGACGAAGAAGTATTGGAAGAAGCGGCAAAGAAACGCAATCCAAACGTTCAAAAGATGGGTCGCATACAAAAGATTCGTCGCCGTATTCGTCGCAACGCAAAAGGTAAAATTGTAGTGCAGCGCAATGTGCGCCGTTCAGGTATTAAAGGTTATCGTATTTCTGGTAACACAGTTAAGCGTATACCTGCTACAGAAAGATTACGTAAAGCACGTTTGTTAAAACGTTCTTGGAAAACAACAAGAAGAAGTAAACTCAGACGCACATTGTTGAAAAGAAAAATGTCAATGCGTCGTCGTCAAGCAATGGGACTAAAATAAAATGCCATTTGAAATTACCAACACTCTAAGAGGCTCATCGATTGTTCGAGCAGTTGATGCCGGAACATATACTATTACTCTTAATAACTTAAGAGCGAATGCTACGACTGAAACCGTTACTGCTGCTGACATCAAACATGTTTTGTGGTCAACAAACGGCAGCGTTCGTATCACAAGAAACGGAGTACCTTTGTTAGCACTGCTAAATGGCGGTGATATGGATTTTGATTCATATGGGTACTCAGTTGCCAACAATAATACTTCAAGCATTGTAATCGAAATCAATACTGGCGGTACAGTAATTCTGCACCTTGCCAAGTATGCGACATACAATGTAGATCCATATACAGGAGTAACTCTATAATGAAACTCATCAAAGAACATATTGAAAATGTAAGATATCTTACCGAAAAAACAGAAGACGGTAAAAAGAATCTTTACATTGAAGGTACATTTCTGGTTGGTGATGCGGTCAATCGCAACAACCGTATGTACAAAATGGACACACTTCGTAATGAAGTTGCACGATATACAGAAGAGTATATCAACACAAATCGTGCGCTTGGTGAACTGGGACATCCAGATACACCATCACTGAATCTAGAACGTGTGTCACACAAGATTACAAGTTTGGTAGAGAATGGTAATACATTTGTCGGT